TTAAACGCAAAACAGCACGTAAAGCTAAAGGTGTTCCAACTAAACGAAAAACTACAGCTTCCCAGAGGAAAGCACGAGATCAAGCTGCATTGCGAGAACAAGTGCTATCAGGTAAAGCCTCAGAGGAAGGTGAGTTAGAGTTTCTAAAGTCATTAAGTAAGTTCCGCTAACTATAGGTTCAACAAAATATATTATAAGGAAATTATACAATGGCTGCAACAAATTTTGTAACTACTGGTACTCTTTCCGAGAAGCAGGATCTAGCAGATTTTATCTCAATGATCTCTCGTGAAGAGACCCCTTTCTTGTCATCTATTGGCAAAACTAAAGCCAAAGCTGTATTCCACGAGTGGCAAACTGACGAGCTAGTAGCTCCCACTTCTGGTGCCGTAGCTGAAGGCTCTACTTTCGCAACTGTAGCTGCTGCTCAAGCGGCTGGTGGTGATCGTACTCGTCTTGGTAACTACACTCAGATCAACTCTAAAACCGTACAGGTTTCTGGCTCTAAGCGTGCCGTTGATCAAGCTGGTGTTGCTGATGAATACGCATACCAGCTGAAAAAGCGTGGTACTGAACTTCGTCGCGACCTCGAGCTAGATGCTGTTCACAGCTTCCACAGCAAGAATGGTTCTGGCACTCGTACTATGGGTGGCTATCAGGCATATGTTAATGATGCTGATCTCGTAGTAAACGGTGGTGAAACTGCTGCTTATACTGCTCCTAGTACTACTGGTATTGGTGATGCAGGTACTATCAACCGTGGTGCTTCTGATGCCAACCTAAATGACATCGAGCTAAGCCACATTGATGACGTAATGCAAGCTATCTACGAAGCTGGCGGTAAAGCAACTACTTTGATGACTTCTCCGCTAAACAAGCGTACTGTTTCTTCTAAAGCTCACGCTACTGGAAACAATACTATCCGTAACGTAGATGACACAGGAAAGATCCGTCAAAGCATCGAGCTATTTGACAGTGACTTTGGTGAAATCCGTATTGTACCAAACTACATTATGGGTCTTACTCACAACACTGGTGCAGATGCTACTACTAACTCTGCTAACTACTGTGCATTAGTATATGATCCCTCGTTCTTTAAGGTTGCTACTCTGCGTCCTCTTCAGGAAACTGAAGTTGGTCAGCAAGGTGACAGCACTATCGGACAGATCGTGGAAGAGTGTACTCTTGCAGTAACCAACCCTAAAGGTTGTGGCATGATCGTAGGATTAGGCGGTTCCTAAGACTATTGGGGTCCCTTAGCGGGGCCCCTTCTTTTTACCTGTTGGAGGGAAAATGGATAATAAATTAATGAAAGCTGGAGCTACAGATAAAAAGCTTACAGTTAATCAGGATGTATCAGAATACCTAAAGTATGCTAAAGACTCCCGAGATATGCAAGCAGCTGGTGGTGATACATCACACTATAGATCTTTTGCTATTATACCAGATATTGTAGCAATAGACATATTAGAAAAACATGGAATAAACTTACATCACACAGAGTTTATGAGCAATAAAGAGGACGTTGCTAAATTAAAAAGAATTATAAAATCAGAGTACCCGCATCTCTTAACATCTAATGTAACTAGAGGTCGTGGTTAAAACAAAGGAGACAATACATGTCAACTCCACTATACGATGCCTTAGTTGCTAAAGTAAGATCATGGGTTAACAGAGACTCTAATATATTAACAGATTCTCTTGTAGCTGATTTTCTTGATTACTCAGCAGACTTATGTTATAGAAAATTAAGAATACCTCCATTAGAGCATACTTACACATATACAGCAGTAACTAGTAGTGGCGTAGGGGAAACTACCCTTACACTTCCTACAGACCTATCAGAAATCATACAGATTAGAAAAGTAGACTCTGAAGGTAATAGCTACGTATTTGATGAAAAAATATCTTT